CTCCGAAGCGGAGGGCAGCCGGAGCCCGACGACGCACCCGAAGAGGTGCTCCGCGTGTGACCGTCTCGCCTTGACACGCCCCCCGGCCGGATGGTACACCAGAAGCCGACGAGGGCCAACGTCACGGAAAGCGACGATCCGCACGGATGGCCCTCCCATGACGGAACGCAGAGGCAAACGGCTGCCGGCGCATCTTGTCAATCAGATCAGACGGCTTCGCCGCGAAGGGCTCTCGATCCGGGCGATCGAGCAGCTCACGGGGTGTGCAAGGTCGACCGTCGAGATATACACCGCAGGGTTACCCGTGCCCGGCTCCCCGCAGAGAGCAGCCCCAGCTCCGAAGCGAGACGAGATCGACGCCGAGATCGACGAGCTATTCGTCGCGCATGACGAGCCCCCCGACGCCGGCAATCTCGGCCCGACGTGACCCGCGAGCTTGTAATTCGGGACAGTTTTCGGCTACGCTCGCCCGAGTGCAGCCTTCCTTACGGCCGGGGGCGATCGGTTGCGCTGGCCTGCCCGATCGCCCCTTTTTGTGATCGGAGCTTTGCCTTGACGACGATTACGGAGCTTGAAGAGCGGAAAGCACGGCTTGAGCTCGAGCGAACGGTCGCGACGCTCGAAGCCGAAGTCAGGGCCGCGCAGCTCGCCGGCCGAGCCGTGCCGGAAGCGTGGGACTTCTCCGGAGGCTACGTCGACCCGCGCGAGTATCTCCGCGACGGCTCCGGGCTCTCCGACTTCGGCGATCTCGCCGGCACGGCCAACAGCCGGCCCCAAGACCGCTGGCGGGGCGATAATGCCCCGTTTTGGCGCACGGAGTCGGAGCACGCGGCGATCCGCGGCACGGCTCGCGTGATCGCGACGTTCGACGAGGTCGGGATCGCCGCTCTTGAGAACTTGACGAACTATATCATCGGCCCCGGCTTCGAGTATGAAGTCGACGTCGCGCCGGGCGTTGCAGCGACCGACGAGAATCGGCAATACGTAGCCGCGGCGAATCACTTTCTCGATCAATTCTTCGATCGAGCCGGCTGGTGGGCCGACGGCGAGCGCGAAGCGTTCGCCAACAGCCGACGAGACGGGGAAGCGTATCTCGTCTTGTGGCAAGACGGCTTGATCCCGCGGTTTCGTCTCGTCGATCCGAGCTTCGTCGTCGCTCCGGATTCGCCGCGGCAGCTCGAAGAATATCTCGGCTTGTCGCAAGGCAATCACGAGACGCTCGACTGGAAGTATGGGCACGGCTCGCCGTGGCGTGACTCCGGCGCGGTCGAGTGGATCTTCGTCTCGTGGTACGGCGACCCGCTCGAGTGGGAGGCCGTCGAAGCCGATCGCTTCGTCCATTTGAAGCTCAACGTCGACCGAGACGTCAAGCGCGGATTGACCGACTTTTTCCCCGTCTGCCAAACGCTCAGCAATGCCGATAAGCTGCTCTCGAATACCGTACAGGGCGCAGCCGTGCAGGCTGCGATCGCGTATATCCGCGAGCACGCGCAAGGCGTCAAGCACGACGGGGTCGAAGCGTTTCGCAACAAGATCGCGACCGACACGCGAACCGACCCGACCGGAATCGGGGGCACGGTTACGCGCTACGCTCGGCAGATACGGCCGGGGACGGTGATCGATACAGTCGCCGGCGCGAAGTTTCACGCCGGCCCGCTCGGCACGCAGCGCGGCTCCAACTATATCGCGATTCTACAAGCCGCGCTCCGTGTCGTCGGCGTCCGCTTTCAACAGCCGGAGTATATGATCTCTGGCGACGCGTCGAATAACGCTTACGCGAGCACGCTCGCAGCCGAAGCACCCTTCACAAAGTCGGCCGAAGCGAAGCAGACATATTATCGTAAGCGATACGGGGATCTCGCCTTCAAGGCGCTACGGCTCGGGTACTATGCCGGCAGCTTTCCCCTGCCGCCGAGAGTCGCTCGAAAGCTGCTTGCAATCAACGTCACGGGGCCGGCAATCGCCGTGCGCGACCGCAAGACCGATCACGAGATCCGCGTCGGCGAGCACGCGGCGGGCGTCTTGTCTCGCGAGACGTGGGCCGCGGAAGTCGGCCGCTCGCTCGAAGAAGAAGAGGCACGCGGAGCACGGCCGCAAGCAGCCGCTCAGCCGACAGCTGGGGGACCGGCCGATGCTTGACCGATGCGCGATCGTCGAAGTCTCCGAAGAGATCGTCGAGCAAGACGACGGCCGGCTTCGCGTCGAGCTTTGAAAGGCTAGGGGCATGACTCAAGACGAAGCGCGGCGAATACACGACCGGATTGACGCTCTCTCCGAACGGCTCGGGGGATATCACGGCGACGTAAAGGCGATCTTCGCGGCGTGCGAACCGTGCAAGCGTCAAGTCGACCGTCTCACGGCGACTGTATACGGCGGGAACGGCGAGGGCGAAGGGCTCACCTCGAAAGTGAGCCGAAACTCATGGCTCGCGAACGGGATCGCCGCACTTGTCGGCGGCTCCGTCGTCGCGATCGTCTCGATCCTTTTCCGGTAGCCGCCCCCCTCTCGCGGGCCGTTTTTCTGTCCCGAATAGCATATCTCCGTCGTAATTCGGGACACTTGCGCCGTATTGTGCCGGGTCATGAGCACGGAAAAGCAAGAGACGATCCGCGAGTCGACCTTCGGCGAACCCGGCCGGGCCCTGCAAGTCGACGAAGAGCAGCATATTATTCGCGGCGTCAAGTGCCTCGGTCGCAGCTCGAAAAACGGCCGCACGTACACCGACCAAGCTCTCGCCGACGCCGGCCGCTTTTATGAGGGAATCGGCGTCAATCTCGATCACCCAGGCGACGACGACGGCCCGCGCGGCTGCCGGCGCATGGTCGACGGCTTCGGCGTCTTGCGAGAGACGCGAATCGAGACCGACGGCGTCTTCGCCGATCTGCACTATCTCGAATCGCACCCGCTCTCGGCCGTGATCGTCGAGCGTGCGAAGCGATTCCCTGAGAATCTCGGCTTGAGTCACGACGCTGTCGGAGTCGTGAGCGAGAGCGAAGACGGGATCGTCGTCGAAGCTCTCCGCGACGTGCACTCGGTCGATATCGTCCAACGCCCGGCGACCACGGCGGGCCTATTCGAGTCAGAAGACAGGAGCGAAACCATGCCGGCAAAGCCGAAGAAAAAGAGCATGCGCGAGAGCCTCGAAGCGCACCCGAAAGAGAAGGGAGCCGCTTCGCTCTTGCTGCTTCTCGAAGAGGAAGAATTCGCAGCCGCGGCCGAAGCGCCGGTCGAGGAAGAGCCAGACGCGAAGGGAGCGATCAAGGCCGCGCTGCGAAAGCTCGTAATGCAAGCCTTTGACGACGACTCGCTCGACATGGCGGCGACTCTCGCCCGTATCAAGAAGATCTTGCAGTCGCAAGAGAAGCTCACGAAGCAGCTCGGCGACGAGCCAGGCGGCGAGGCAGCCGCGGCTGCCGAGCCGGCGCTCGAAGCCGTAACGAAGCGGCTCGACGCGATCGACCGGCGCGAAGGGCTCCGCGATCTGCTCGAATCACGCGGCTTGCACCGATCCGACTTGACGGCCCCGCAGCTCCGGATATTCGACCGAGCGGCGAGCGTCGAAGCGGCCGGCGAGCTGCTCGAAAGCTGGGAAGTCGTACCGCTTCGCGAGTCGCAGCGCACGAAGCCGGCGATCGGCCCGGCGACGAGCACGGGAAATGACAATCGATCGACCGATGAGCTGCTCGAAAGCGTTTTCGGCACAAAGTAGCCACGCGGCGACGAAACCGACAGCCACTTACACCCAATTACCTGCGAGGGTTTGACCCATGACCATTCCGCTTGTAGAGTTTCCGCCTCACGCCGACGCCCAGCGTTTGGCGCATGGCTATTGCGATGACTTCGAGATTTTCGACTCCCGCGAAGAGGCCGGCTTCCTCAACATCCCGATGGGGGCTTGGGCCGAGCAAGACGGTACGGCCCTCGCGGACTTCGCCGATGGAACCTCGAATACACCCGGCTGGTCGGCTGGGGATGAGGGCTTCGGGATTCGGTGGAACAATGCTTCCGCCCCCGACCCGATCTCCGCAAGCGTTCCGGTGCCGGTCGATCTCGACTCCACGCGAGACGTGGTGGTGCATGTCCTGGCCGCCAAGACTGGCGCGACAGTCGGCGACGCCGTGACGTGGCTGATCGAGGCGTTTTTCAACGTCGACGCCGCCCTATACGACGCGGACACCGATTGCGGCGGCACTTCGTCCGCCATGACGGGCGACGCGACCGCCAAGACGTGCCAGGAAGAAACCCTCACAATCGCGGCCGCCAACGTTCAGGGCAGCCCCGCAACGCTCTGCCTCACGCTCCAGCCGACAGATGGTACGCTCGGAACCGACGACGTGATCGTGCTTGGCGTCTGGCTTGAGTACACCGCTCTGGCCCCCGCAAGCTGCAAGTGGCGAACCCTCGGCGACCCGGGCGGATCGGCCACGGTCAGCGACGGGGCCGGCGGCGCGTTGGCCATCGTGACCGACGGCGACGACAACGATGAATTTTACGTCTACTCGACGACAGAGTCGTTCTTGATCGCCGAAGGGAAGCCGATCGTCTGGGAAGCTGACGTTAAATTCGCCCAAGCGAATACCGACGACGGGAATATCATCGCCGGCTTAATGGAAGCCGTCGCGGCGAACGCTCTCCTCGACGACGGAGCCGGCCCGGCTGCCGACTATTCCGGCGCGGTCTTTTTCTCCGTCGACGGCGACACGACTTGGCGGGTCGAATACTCCGACGGGACAACGCAGACGACGAAAGAGCTCGACGCCGACGGATCGCTCGACGGCGTCGCGAAGACGTCGGCTTCGACGACCTATACGACGCTCTCTATCGAGATCAATCCGAAGTCGTCGACGAAAGTCGACGTCGTCTTCAAGATCGACGACGTGATCGTCTTCAAGGCGTTCGACAAGACATACGCGAGCGCTTCCGAGATGGCAATCGTCTTTGGCGCAAAAGCCGGAGGGGCGAACGCCGAGACGCTCTACGTCGATCGCGTCGCCTGCTACCAGAAGCGAT